GATAAAGCGTCGACCTTTTATTTTAAATCTAAGCTGAATAGTATCTTCAAACTTTAGATTGTCCATTATTGTATTAAAACGATTGAATAAGTCGTAAACTTTCATTTCTTCGACTTCGTCAATATCTCTACCATCTACTATGCAAATAGTGTGAATGGCTTTTTCTAAAGGTGAATAGTGGTCTATCTCCTTAAGTTCTTGAATATGTTTAATTGTTATCATTATGCAAATGCAAATATACCTTTTTTATTGTGTTTTTTACAATCTACGGCCAACGCTAAGGACATCACACAATCATCGTGCAGTCCACTTGGTGCAGCATACTTTACGCCCGTACGTGTGTATTCGTACTCAATGTTTTCAAGCTCATTTCCAATGGGTGATTCAGGAAAGGCAATTGAATTTTGTTGTATTTCCATCACTAACCCTTCAATTATTTGTTGTTTGCTTTGACTTGTGAATCTAAAACCTTTTATGTTAGGCAATAAGCGTTGTAAATTTTCCACTATTGGGTCTCCAACACCAGTACTATCACAGTATGCTGGGATTCTTCCAACAACATTTACTATTTTTCTTTGTGTTTGCTCCCAGTCAGATTGAAATCTGTCGACATAACACACTCTATTTTCATTATTTAACCCAATTATAACCGTCCAATCTGTATATTTTGCAAGGTCAATCCCAAACGCTACGGGTGTGCTATTGCTTATTGGTGCATAACATCTACGAATGTTGTCAATTCCAAAAGGATTGCTCTTATCGTCACTTGGTTCTGCAAGATACAACTCTTTGAAAACAAAATCGGGCAAATCACGTTTGGCTTGTTCAATTTCTTCTAAGTCAAGTATGCCCTCTTTTGCAGCATCGTAGGCAGTAATCTTAAAAAACTTGTAGTCAGGTTCACCAAGTCTGGCACGTTCACCTAATTTATAAAACCAATTCTTTTTACCTTTGACGTTACCAATTAATTTGCACTTGCCTTTTGTAGCCGTCAATGTAGTACGCAATGCAAACCAACTTTCTTCACGCATCCTTGACGCCTCGTCAACTACTGCTGCGTAAACATCGTCACCATATAAGTTGTCGGGTTTTTCTGCGGACTTAAATTCAATCCTTGCACCATTGGGTAAAATCAATGTTAACTTACTTTCGTTGCTAATAAAAAAGTCCTTTACATTAATTTGGGTTTTCATTCTACGAAATGCTATCTCAGCTTGTTGGTAGACGGGTGCTACCCACCACACCGATTGATTTTCTTTTAATTTTAACGCTTGTTCAAACATCCAAATGATATGACTTGCCGTTTTACCACACTTTGTCGCTGCTGCCGTTACTGTATAACGTTCAGGTGCATCAAGTATGGCTTCTTGGTAAGTCGTAACAAATGGACGATTGTAAGTTATTTGCATAGTGACTTGAGTAATTCGTAGCGTGTTTCGTTGATTGTATTTAAGTTGTGGTGATGGTTACAATACTCAGCATTTAAATGTCCTATGTTTAGTTTAGCCATACGGCAAAGACAATCATACCACGATTGCTCGTTATTCTCAGCAAAAATAACTCCTTTATTCCCCTTGTGTAACGTATATGGTTTGACATTTGATACAATTATAGGTAAATTATAACCGGCTGCCTCTACTATCTTTAATTCGCTTTTATACTGGTTAAAATTAGTATCTTGTAATGGGGCTATACAAAAATCAAATAAAGAATATGAAGTGCCGTAATCCGTTGGCGTTGTACCTCGTATAGTTTTGAACCAGTTAGGTCTATTTTCTATTGATTCACCCGTGATAGTCCTTTCGCACATTTGCCATTCGTGGCTTTCTGTGTGATAACCAGCCATATAAAAGATAGCGTCTTTTTCTTCACAGAATCTTTTTACGCTATTGCCTACACGCTTTAAATCTTCAAGGTGTGTTATACCACCCACCCAACCAATTGTCAACTTTTCATTCTTTGCCTTCTCAAACGTCCATTGATTTTGGGTTAAGTCTATTGCATTGGGTAAAATAGTTATGTTGGTATTTATCTCTTTTATTTTCTCAGCAAGTAAAGTTGTTGACGATGTAATGTGCGTTGAGTTTAAAATTGAATCCTTTGTTGCATTCTTAATCATTTTTTTGTACACTCTGTACGCTGGGTTTGATTTAGGCACTACCCAATAATCGTCTACGTCGCAAATTGTAGGGATGTTTAATTTGCTTAACTTCTCAAATATGTTATATTGTGCAACCGAAATCCATCGATTGAATATAACCACATCGTAAACGCTAAAATCTATGTTAATCCACTCAGGTGGTTTTTGACTTACATCTACTTCTATGTCGTAGTTCCGTTGCATTGTAGCGTATGGGGTGAATAGTCGATGAAAGCTCACCCCACTTGCTGAATCCATTAATACTAAAATTCTCATTCGCCTGGTAAATTAGGAATGTGCATCCAATAAAAAGGTTCACTTACAACTATCTCAGAAGTGGTGTCGTACCAATACTCTCCGTCAAATTTTATCAATTGATTGCCAAAAGAATAGTTGCCAATTACTTCACGGTCATCGCTTGGTTTTTGTTCTTCGGTTAATCTCCACGCTGCTTTCATAGTTTTAATTGTTCATCGTCTAAAATTTCGTACAGTTTATCCCTTACAATTACATAGGTGTTGAATGTATCGTCACTCATTCCTTCGGCTGGGTATTTTATTTCTGACCTTAAAAATGCGTTTAATCGCCACATTGCCTTTGACCATTTAGCCCCATCCAATGCAAGGTTAAAATCTTCGCTATCTTCGGGCAAGTTAAATTTTAAAATAGCTTCCATTAGAACGGCAGGTCGTTTTTAGGTTTTGGTACTGCAACGTAGTGAGTAGCTTTTGACTTCTCATTCTGCTGCTTTAATTTGCCAACGTTAATTTTGACATCACCATATTTGTTGATTTCAAGTTTGCCGTCTTTAATTGCTTGTTTTAATTTCTCAATGTTAATTGATACGTTTAGCCCGTACTGGTTTTCCCAAGCGTTTCCTAAGTAAATTGTTTCCGTCATTTCAATTCGTTTAAAAATTCAATCATCATATCACACGCTTCTTTGTAACCAATTTTCCAAGTTGTTTCTTCTGCACTTTCTTGTGATAATTCATTTTCTTCAATAACTTTCAACAACATCGTTGAGATAAGTTCATTTTTAATTGTTGTTTCCATATGTTTTGTTTTTATTGTTTTAAATTTAAAGTGATTATTATTGGTTCGTCTGTTTTTATGTTGTTGTCAAGCGTTTGATTTGGTTTACCATATACTCTATCAAATAACTTTTCAATTAATTCAATACTACCTCTTTCAAAATCCATCTGAGCTTTTTTTGCTACTAAACTAATCCAAAATGGCAAGTCATCATTTTTTGCAAGTTCTATTAATTCACTTTTATTCCTTGCTAATATAGATTTAATTATTTCGTCAACTTGTGATTTGCTTAATTTTATATTATGTTCTTGCAAAAAAACATCATAAATTATAGTGCTTATTTTTTTTGGTCTGCCATTAGGATTTCTTACATCTCCTTTCTGTGCTGGTTTTAAATTTGCTATTGCATTTGGATTATTAGCCATCTTATTTTTATCTTTTTTTAAAACTTAAAAGCATTAGACCAGTCATCGTGATTAACTACTTTTTTTGGAGTAGTTTTATCAGTAGGATTTTTCTTAAAAAATAAATCTACACATTGAGATACTGTTTTACTACTTTCAATAAATCCAATAGGCATATTTGAAAATGTGTGATTTATAAAATCCATATAGAAATCATAAACTTGTTTACTATCGTCTATTTCAAAATTTTCGCAAGTTTTATTTGCATTTAAATTCATTGATGTTCTTATTACAATGTTCCAATTATTGTTTTTTATCAATGTAAATTTAGCGTGTATTTCAGATGTTCTAATATTCTCTTTACCAAATAATTCATCTAATGCAGCAGCATATTTCTTTTGTCTTGTTGCGTATGAATGGTCGGTTATAATTTTAAAAGAATTTATTAAATCAGAATCAACCATCCATTTAACTTGATGTGCATCTTTGATACCAGCACTCCAAGTTGTACATATAACATCTGAGCGACCTATTTTTTTTAGTATTTCGTGTATTAAATCAATTAAACTAAAATCTCCTTGTGTTAACCCCATTATTCTGCAATTTGGCTCAATGTATTCAATTATCTTTGATGCAGATTGATTAAATATACCAATTTCGCTTTCTTTAAATCTAAAATTATTAGCTTTCATATTACTTAATTATTTTAAATGAGATGTTAGATTTTTTCCAGTCATTTTCAGTCATATTTTCACATTCTTCAAATTCTTCTTCTGATAAATCCAATGCTTTAAAAATATTACCATTGCTAAAATAAATAATATAACTCAATTCTTCTTTATTTGAAACCACTTTAAATTGTGGTATGTTTTCGCTTGAAAAATCTTCTATGATTTTAGCAAATAAAGAAATATCTATATCATTATTATTGCAATAACATTCTATTTGGTCAGCTACTGATAAAATTTTACCTTCAATATTTTTAGTGTAAAACTCTATGTCGTTTTCACCACGAAATTTGCTCATTGAATAATTTGGCTCGTGATTGCTAACTCTAATTTTTAATCCTTCAATATTATAATAATTGCTCATATTTATGTGTTTTTCTATATATCAAATATACAATTATTTTTTTATTTTGCAAAATATTTTTTACTTTTTTTAAATAATAAACTCCACGATGTTGGTAAATTCATTTTTGTATGTAGTTGATAGTTGTGTTGTTGGAATAAATCAATCCATTCGTGTTCTTGTTTTACGTTAATATGACCCCATTCTTCGTCAAAATCGGTGGTGTTTGGTGTGCTGCTAAAATGAAAGTACTTGCAATCTACGTTAGTCAATAACTCATTCAGCTTATCATCTGTGATGTGTTCCATTACTTCTATACAAGCCACCAAATCGTGTTTAATTTTGTTTTGGGTAATATCGGTTTGATGGTAATAGTGTGCGACGTTGTGACTCATTGCATAGTGTAAATGGTGTTTGTTCAAGTCATAGTAATACACTTGTTTATTTAGGTTTTTCATTGCAAGTGAATACGCACCTACGCCACCACCAATATCAGCAAAAGTATCAAATTCTACAAGTTTTGATATTTCCCTTGCCGTGCTATTGTAAAGGTTTACAAATGACTGGTTATCCAATGAGATGTTATTTTGTAATTCCCATTGAAAGCATTTTTCATCACTCCATAAACCACCAAAACTATTTTCCATTTTGTTTTATAAAATTATTGTGTACTTCTATTAACATTTCTTTGTGTTGTTTCTTATCTCCAAATTGGACGTGGTGACCTCTACAAAGTGCCATCAAATTTTCAATGGTATCTTTTGTATTAGTCCCACCCATTCCCCTTGCTTCGATGTGATGCAAATCAACTGCCTGACATCCACAAATTTCACAAGGCATCCAGTCACTTAAATGGTAACCAAAATACTTCATATAAATTTGTGTGTGTTTCTTCACTTTCTTTTGCGTTTGGGCTTTTGCTCATCGTCTGAAAGTTGAGCTAATATCAAAGCGTTGTTTTCTATTTCTGTCAATGTAGGAATCTGTGTTTCTTTTTCATACCTTGCCTTAATTACAAGTGACGTAAAAGAGTCTACAAAACAACTACCACACATTGGTATTGGATTTCCCATTACTTCTTGATGGATTGCACGTACTTTGTTTTCGTCGGCTGGTGGCATTCTCATAACCATTGTTTTTCGGAATGCAGTTAAGTACTGCTCAACTCCTAAAATAAAATCTATATGTTCGGTTTTCATAATTTATATAATTTGTAAGCTAAAATGTAACAAAGTGACGCTGGTATAATACACGCTAAATTCCAAGTGTTAAAAAAGTAACCAAGTCCAATGTGGAATGCCATACAACTTTCACACGTCAATGGTTTGATTTTTAGTTTACTTGGTAGTTGTGGCGTTAGTACTGTCGCAATTACTATTCCAAGACTTGCTATACCCAATATTTCTATAAGTAAATTCATTTGTTAGTTGTTGTTGAAGTGTGTTCACTCGGTTGTTTAACATTATCAGTTCTTTGTTTTCCTGAAATTTCCTTGCTTTGTAGCCCATCGTTACGAGTAGGCAAACAAAAATGATTTTTAATAAATTCATAGTCCTTCGTTATTTGGTGTTTTATTGTATTATCAATGTCGTGGTATTTCATAAGACGAAAATAAAATGCTTGAAGTTTATTCATATTCGTTTATGATTTGCCGTTTAATGTCTTTGATTACCCTTAGTACTTCACGTAGTGTTATTTTGGTTTTACGATGGATTGACCTGGCACTTTCACCATTCGACCACATTGTAAAGATTTCACGTTCATACCATTTGTTTTTGCTTACTACATTTTCAATCAGTTTATATTTGTTTTCTTTTTCAATTGCATCGTCTATTGTGTTTAAATATTCGATTTGTACATTTTCAATATCAAAGAGTCCTATCGGCTTCATAACGTCGTAGAACTTTTGACGTGGTGTTGAACTTTGCGACCACATTATTTTGATGCAAAACAATTTTATATACCCATCGTTGTAAACCTTTGTTAATTTGTCATCTGGCATTTCACATAAAATAAGTAAAAGATGTTGAGCCAAATCGTCGTGGAATAGTGGCGATATTGTTTTACTCGCCTTATAAAGCCATTCTGATTTTGCTACTTCTATCAGTATATTATTTTTGATGTGCAAATATTACTAAATTTTTTTCAATTCTACAAATTTATTTAATCAATATTGCAAAAACATTCAAAACTTGGGTCATTATCCCACAAGCCAAGTTGACTTTGTGATTTGTCTTTTATTTGTTGGTAGGTTATTTCTTTTTTAAATTGGTGTTTACTTTCATTTTCAATATCAATCCACCATTGGAATAGTTCGGGTTTTTCTTTTGCAATAATAGAAAGTTTGCCTTTGCCTTTTAAAAAACAACAATCACAATTACCATAGGGTTCGTTTACTTTTAAATCAAATGCTTGTTGTTTCCAAAAGTTCAATACATCTTGTTTGTTTACTTTCCATTTTACCAATGGTAGCTCTACATCGTAATCACTATCTTTTGTTTTTTGCCATCTTCTTGGTTCGTCATAACGTATGCCATTAAAACTTGTGTATTCAATTACACCGATACTTTTTAAATATCGTTTTAAAGTATTTATTTTTAATTCGCTTGTGCAATATCTAAATTGCATATTAGGTATTGATGCTGGTCTTTGTTCTATAAGTTGTTTATATGGCAATCCATCACGTGATGCAGTTTTAAAAGTAACTACTTCAAAGGATGCTGGTTTTCTATATTCCAACCAAACAATATTTAAATTCCATTGCTTATCGCATTCATTTATAAAATCTAATGTGCCTTGCATTTCTTTGCCAGTGTTTTGAAATGTTATTAAATACTCGCCACCCTCATCAATTAATCGCTTTGTCATATATGCACTTGTACGACCACCACTAAAATTTATTACGTTCATATCTTTTTTAATTCTACAAATTTATACCCATTTTTCTCAGCTTTTTTTTTATAGTACGCAACTTCTTCTTCAGAATTTAAACAATATACTTCCTGATATTTATCCTTTTGCATCACTAATTGATAGAACGTTTTTTGCATCCTCATAAATAGCCGTTTCCTTTTTATATTTCATTTGTAGATAATCTGTGTAAGCGTTAACGCTATGTATCACCGTGCTATGGTGTCGATTTAAAAACCTACCTACTTGCACCAACGTATAATTAAAATATTTTATTGTTATGTAGCAAAATAGTTGACGTGCTATAACTATTTCACGCTTTCTTGTGATTGCTATAATATCGTGAGGCATTATACCACTGGCATCACAAACCTTTTGCAAAATTTCTGTTAGTTCTTTGTTCTTGTTCATCTTGTTAATTGGGTTTATTATCATCTCTTTTAAGCGTTGTATTTCTTTTTGGTAGTTGCGTTGGCTTACTTCTACTTTGCTTTCTAAATATCGTACCTGACGGCGTTCTTTGAGATATAAAACATAATAATCTATCATAAAATTTCTTTATAACGTGTGTACTTACCTTCAAATGACATTGGAATATCTATACATTGTCCGTGTCTATTTTTGCCGATGATTAATTCACAGTCCAATTCAATGTCGGGTTTTACATCTAAATAGTACGATGGTCTGTAAGGGAATAAAACGACATCAGCATCTTGTTCAATTTGTCCTGACTCTTTTAAATCCGTTAGTTGTGGTCTATCTTCTTTGCCGTCTCGATTTAATTGTGCAAGTGCAATCACAGTCACACCAGTTTCACGTGCAAAGTTTTTCAACGCAGTTGAAATGGTAGCTACATTTTTACGTGTATCTTTTTCGTTTGCATCCATCTTTTGTAGATAGTCAATTACAACCACATCTAAACCTTTACGGGCTTTCAATAATTTGCAAACCGATATTATACTAAACACGTTATTGTCTTTAGAATCTATCACATCAAAATCGTGTTCGTTGTTGTATAACATCTCAGATATGTTTTGAATGTCTTTGGATGTCATATTAGCGTTACGAATTTTGTAGTTTTCAATGTTAGAAAAATAACTGATTTGTCTTTTTGCCAGTTCTTCGTCACTCATTTCTATTGAAACAAATAAATACTTTCCAAACTTGCATCCCTCTATACAAAAGTTTAAACCAAGTGCAGTTTTTCCCATTCCTGGTCTTGCACCTATCACAACTAAGTTACCCTTTGACCATCCACCTATGTATTTATCTAAATATTTCCATCCCGTCGGTAAACCTTCAAGTGTATTCCCTCTATTTATTCTTTGTTGTAATTCGTCTAAGACAGTACCAATTACTTTTGACATTGGTTTTACTTGATTTTTAATGCTTATTCTACTTTCTTGAATACATATATCCAAATTATTCTGTAAGTCGTTTAATTCATCGTTAAAATCGATTTTAGCGATATCTTCAACAAGTTTTGTTTTCTTGTAATTTACTTCAAGTAATAACAAATCATAATCTAAAGTTTTATCTGTGACAAACTTTCTTGTAAAATCCGTCAACTGAAACGCATATTCTTTAAAAAATGGAAATAAAGTGTGTAGTGCAATTGGTTTACTATCGTAGTAAAGTTGTTGCATTATGGTCACAACCCTTGAATTGAAGTCGTTAAACCATTTAGGGTTTACGCTTGGTAATTTTGTCTTTGCATAATCGGACATTATAAACGCACCCATTATGTTGTCTTCTGAATAGTTAATCATTTAAATTTGCTCTCCTTTCTAATCGTGGTTGTACTGGTTGTTTAGTTTTAATTTCATCTAACCATCTTTGGTTATTTAAATATGTACTAAAATAAGGTTGAAATTGTTTATCATTAAAAGTTTTTATAAATATAGGAATGTGATTTCTAATTTTTTCATAGTCACTTGATTTAATTTTTTTAAATGACTTTTCACTTGCACTTCTATTTATTTTTTTATCGTATAAATTGTATAATTCTTCAAATACACTATTATCTTTTTTATTTATAATTACATTTTCATTTTCATTTTCCATATGTTCATCATATGTTTTAGATATGATTAACATATCTTCTTCTTTTACTTCTTTCTTTTTTCTGTTATTACGTCTACTTTCACTATACGCTTTACGCTTATAAATTTCTTCATCTAAACGTAAATTAAAAAATAAACCATTTTCATCTTTTTCAAACTTTTCAAATACATCTTCGTCATATGTTAAACATATCTTTAACATATCTTTTTCTTTAAGATGTCCGTTTTGATGTTGATGGCAAAGTAAACGAATGTATTTACCTATTTGCTCATTGGTTAGGAATGAAGTTCCTGTTAAAAAATCACTTGTGTAAAATAAGAATGCTGGGTCTTTTGACATAAAAAAATAACCCCAAACAATAACGAAAGGTACAAGCAGACGAAATTGAGAGGGGTATAAAGATTTTTCATAGTTATCTTGTACATAACTGTAATACTATACAAATATATATTATTTATATTGTATAACCTAATTCTTTTAAAACTTCTTCTTCTTTAGCGTGACGTTGGTTGTAAACGTTACCACGAAGATTTGCATTGTCTTGTTGTACCTTTTGCCTTGACCGTCTTATTGATTCAGGCGATGTGACCATTCGACCAGCTATTGCGTTTAAAACATCGTAGACAGATTTTGCACCAAGTTGTTC